TTTGGAAACCCCATTCAGCACCATTTGCGTTACTTTTTTTAAGCATAGAGTTAATTGATTCATTACTAGTTGTTCCATCACCCAATTCACTTTCAAAATATTCATCAGCAAGTTTTCTTATTTCATCCAAATCATAACCATTCTCAATTGCTTGACAGTTTTTGAGTGATAATTTTTTGTATGGTGATTCATGAGTTGTAGCTATGCAACTATCGTGACTATATAATTTATATTCATCACCTAATTTCTTTAAAATCATAACCTTTGTTTTATTAATATGTTGGAATATACGAAATATATTTGAAAAAGCAAAAGCTCCTATTGGAGCTTTAAATTTACTTTTTTTCTAGTGAAATAAGTGCGTCTCGAACTAATGCGCATGACTCGTACAGCTCATTTTCTTCTAGAATTGGAAGGTTTTGTTTTAATGTGGTGATGAACTCCTTTCTATCTACGGTAATATCGTATATGGTTTGTTCTTGTTCTACCAATACCGATAAAGCATGAAGATGACGTTTGCGCCCTTTTAAATTTGAAAGAATAGTATCCACTAGGGCTTGGGCAATTCTAACATCTTTGTTCGTGATTAATTCTTCAAATTCATCACTGTTAAATACAATAATTTCGCTTGCCATTTTAAAATAAATTTAAAAAACCTGGGTCTATATTTTTCCCCCTAAGTTTTTGGTTTCTATCATCATCTTTTAGTAACTTAGTACCTAACCTCTCAAGATGTCTTTGCTTTTGCTTCTCGTAGTCATTTACTATTCGTTGGTGTTTCTTTGACGGCTTCATATTAATAAATATTTACTTTTTCCGTGAAACCAATGAATACGGGTCATCTTCAATATTGTCTTCATATAAACCTAATTCCCTCAATTTCTCTAAGTGATATGGGTCAAGCTCCATATTAACTCGCTCGGTATTGTGCGCTCTAGGTTTACCATCCTCTAGTGTCTCCAGTTCAGACTGGGTAAATATGTTTCCAGAAAGTAAGAAATAGCAATTGTAACATAACATTTGAACATTTCCCATTCCAAAATGCTTCTTGTTACCATCAACAAAATGCATCAACAATGGTATTTTAAAATCAATTACTCTTCGTTCATTAAATCCACACGCATAACATTCCTCCTTCAAATAACCGAATTCAATCATCCGGTGTTTCAATTTTTCCGGTGTAAAATATGAAGCATCAGCCTCACCACTCACAATTTGTGATACGTGAGGTTCTTTTTTTATTCTACCGTAGTCAGTTAATGAATGTTTTGGTATACCTTTACCACTTTGATTCTTATGCACCTCAAATAATGATTTTCCGGTTGCTTCATCAACGTATGCTTTCATATACTTTTTCAAGTGTGTATACGAACAGTTTAAATATCTGGCTGCTGATCTAACTGATTTGGTTTTATTCATGGCCGCTATGACCATTTCTTTAGTTAAAATACGAGCTACTGGCATAATTTTATCTCATTTTATTTGAATATACAAAAAAAGCTTGGTAAAACCAAGCTTATTGTTCATTTTCTTCTTTTCTATTGATTAAGTCTAAATGTTTTTTACTGACATTTTCGTACTTTTCATATACGTCTGGTTCCATAAATACTACATCGGTCCAGGTATGGTCTTTGTTTCCGAACATGGTGGTAACTCCACGTTTTGCTCCAGTTGTGGAACAATTAACGCATGTTTTAGTTCCAGGTAACGCTTTTAACCTCAATGGGTTGATTGCTTCTTTGCAGTGAATGCAAGGTGTTGATTCATTCATATTTTTTTAAAAATTTATATAGTTGTTTTGGGGTTCTAATGTGATGTTCTACTTCATTTTCATCCATCAACCCATATTCCTCACCTTCTGGGGATATTCTATCGAATACCCACCACAAGATTACTGTTGTTTTAAAATCCCCAAAATTAATATAAAGTAAATTTTCAATTACTTCCATATACATACTGTCGTATGATGATAGATCAATTCCTAAGTCAAAAGCAAAGTTTGAAGATTCTTCAATTCTAAGCAGGGCGTCAATTAGATGGAAGAAAAACTGTTCTTCTTGTTTTTTTAATGGGATTGTTTTTTCTTTTATTTCCACCCCCTTTCCCATCAACTCAGATAGGAGTTTTGTTTGATACTTTTTCATATGCTTTTACATTAAATAGATGAGTAAATTCATCTACTGTCAATTTTTTCATTGAAGCAAATGTCTCAACAGCCTCCAATTCACTATTTGATTGGATTTTGTTTATCGGTTCTTTCGTCTTATCATGGACGCTAAAATAAAAATATGTTTTCATATGATGTGGGTTTTATTTGTATAATATTTGTATCAAAATTAGTAACACTGATAATGCAAGTGATATTGCTGTTTTAACGGTGATACCTTCATTGAAAAATATACCTACTAGCACAGCATATACGACAATACCTATTCCAAAACCAATGAATCTAGATGGCCATAAAACACCATCCATGGATTCAACTGTATACTTGGTTGCCCAAATATAAAAATAAGAAATTGGGATTCCAAGTAAAGCAACTAGAAATGTATTTTCTTTAAATGATTTCCACATGAATTGTCCGTTTAACTGGAACCATGTTACAAATGCAGCTAAAATATAAAATAGTAATCCTATTATTAGTTTTATATTCATTAGATATGAATTAAATCGTTCTGGTATTCAATTAAACTTACAATATGTAATTTAAATATATCCAATTCAAATGTTCCGGTTTCATTGTTATGTTTAATGATTTCGGGCATTTGTTGAAGCATTCTAAAGTTTTCTTGGGTTAAACGAGCAGCATCAAATTCAATTGCAATGTCGTTTTCACTTAATGGGTCATTGTTTGTTAAATTAAAGACACGTTTAGATAAATCATATGATGTATTCTGTTGTTCCTTATCAAGATACTGCGAGTATAACGCGTGTGTATCGTCTTCAATATAGATTCTGTCACACCATGGTTCAAGCGCTTCTAGCAACGCTAAATTGCAGTTTTTCACAACATAAGCGATGTTATATACAGGAGGGATTATTGGATACTGGAATTCATCATTTTTAATCCATGATTTCCATTTGCGTAAATAATTACGCTGTGCTCTTTTAGATACTACTTTAAAATAATCATCATCTGTACCTACTTTATCATTCCATCTATGTCCGCGGCATGTTAAATGATAAACAAATGCATCTCTAGATTGAATTAAATCGTACCCAGCTAATATCCATCTCTGAAATATGTCTGAGTCTTCATATGGAAATGGGGCAAACAGTGGGTCGTGTCCTCCTATGGCTTGAAAGTCTTTTTTATAGATAATCCAAGGAGCAAACATTCCTCTAGTTGTTTGATCTTTAAATTCAATTTGTGCTTCACCAACAAATGTTTCGAATGCCTCTATGTTTAATGAATCAGAATCCATTCCAAAATCACGGATAATTTTCTCCTTCCCTTCAGGGTGTAATGGTGGTTCAACTCTAGTACCGCATACAACTGTTCCTGGTTTAATATGTTTAATTAGGTTTTCAACATAGTTGGGTCCTAAAATCATATCAGCGTGTATGATACCTACAATTTCATTAGTTGCTAATTCGATTCCTTTATCGTATAAAATGGTATGACCTACACGAGTATCACTTTTAAATAAAATTAACTTACTATGATTTAGAGACTGCATCCATTCCCAAGTACCATCAGTTGAACCATCATCCAACAGTACAATTTCGGCTTCAGGAGCATGTTTCAAAATAGAAGCATATGCATTTTGGATATGCTGTAGGTTGTTGTACGATGGTAATATTAAACTAATCATATGCTATATGTTTCTCCGTGTTTTCTTAATTCGAAATATACGTCTTTAAATTCGGAGTTCAAAAAGAAATTATTCATTCTTGAATCTGCTTGCTGACAAAATTCACTTACTCCAATATCAATTTTGTTTTGTTTGAATGTCTGTGAATTTAAGTGACATATGGTATTATTGTCAGATACTACTGTGTTCCATCCATTTTGTTTTGTAATACATCCTGTATAGAAATCTAATCCCCACCCATATATCAACTCATCTGGGTAGTGTTTGATTTGTTCTAGTACTCTGCGGTGTATTAGAGGGCATTGGAAATCAACCCAATCCACGTTTCTTAATCCTTTACCCCAATTCCACATTTGTTTCCAATGACATTGCTCTATGGAAGCATTGATTACTGATGGTGAGTATACTGTAGCATCTGAATGTTTGGCTTCAGTAATGGATGTGGTTAAGAATGAGGGACCATGAAATATTAGATCATTATTTAAAAAGTATAAATACTCGTGGTTTGTAGATAAAAAATATTCTAAAACAACATTAAACCCCCCACCAAAGAAAACATTGTTTTCTAAACGATGGGTAGTGGATTTTGCTAGTTGTTCTTTAGAACCGTTATCTACTACTACCAATTCACATTGGTTGAAATATGGATCTCTTTTTAATTGATTTACGAGATTATCAGTTAAATCTGGCAAATTATGATTGAGTGTGGCTACTAACATTATTTAATAAATTTAATACCAATTCCCATTTGGTCGTTTAATACTGAAATTTCTTTGTCTAATTTGATATCCGAGTTACAAATAGCCTCATACACACCACAATTTATCGTTGTATTAATTGGTCTAATATCATGAAATAATAACATATCTGTAGCTAGTGGGGCAAATTTTTCAATATCATTCATTACTTCATGGTACTTGTGACCTGCATCAATAAACACAATGTTAAAAGATTCCCCTGTTTCCAATACCAAATCTAAAGCATTTCCAGCCATTGTATCTGAATCGATTAATTCAGCAGTCATGTTTGGTTGTTGGTTAATCCAATCAATAGTTTTGTAAAGTGGTTGGTTATTTGGGTCTTGATCAATCATTGTTAAAGTAACATATTTACCTTTAACTCCTAATTGTTTACAAATCTCAACAAATGCAATTCCCCATAATCCTTTCCAAGCACCTACTTCTAGAAATGTAATTTCCTTTAGATCTTGCCCTGCACTAGAAAAATATTCTCTAATTACTGACAAAGCAGGAAAAAATTCAGATTGAACCTGGGAGCCCTCAAATGATATGCTATTATCGTTGGTAATAGATATAGGGCTGTGTACTAGTGAGTAGTTTTCACAAATTGTTTTAAACATATATTTATTTTTAAATTTTAATTAATGTTTCCAATTGGATTGGAGGATGATTCCCATATAATATTTTTGTAGTTGGTCTAAACTAACATCTTTCATTTTATCTTCTACCCATTGTTGTTGATAATGGTAAACTTTAAATAATGGACCACGAGATATCAATGGTATAACTTTAGAGCGTAACAGCCATTCACCATACCATGTAAATTCAGATCCAGTATGCTGGATTAAATGGGAAAAGGTAAGGCCACTTGGTTTAATGTAATTTTCTTCTAATGATTCCCATACTTTTCTGGACCATATCACGGGGGATGGGCCAAAGTCGTGTGTTACTTGGGTTTGGTTGGAAAATAGGTTTTTGATTGTATGTCTGTCTCTCAAATAGCTTTGATAAGGGTCAAAACCTAAATTATTTCTATCAGCCCATTCAAATAATTCTCTATGTTCATGGCATATTGTATATGGTGTTTCATTATCAAACATGAAATCACTAATATAGAAATCACGAATAAATTCACTGTCTGAATCTAGACATACATAATTTTCACACAATCCTAATTTCCAAAATTGGGATTTCACTACTTGCTGACCAATCCAACCTTCACAATTTGAATCGATTTCATTATCAGGGATTATTTTAATAAAACCATCTTTTAATGTATCTTCAAATAGTTTTACATCATGGTATGGGACTGAAATATAGAATGGGATATTATCTAGATTATGTTTGGCAATACTATCACGTAATACTACTACTCTATCTAAATCATTTCTATATGACTTGCAATATAAAACTATTTTATGCATTTTACTATTTTAATCCGTTAATCATTCCAACTTCATTGAATATAGGGAGTTTTCCCCACTTAGACAACCATTTTTGAACATTCTTTTGCTCTGATTCGATTTGACGTTGAGATGATTTACCATCATTTTCTTCAAGTCTATGTGAACCCCTAGCTCCAAAATGCCATACCAATGATGAACCCGTTAATATAAATTTAAACCCATTGTCTAACATTCTTAAAAACAAATCCATATCGTCCCAACTTGCTGGGGCAAATATAGGATCGTTTCCTCCGATTTCATCCCAATCTTTTTTACGAATTAAACCTGACACACCTTCACCTTTAGGTATTTCGTATGTGTGATTTGATTGCATGAATTCAATTGCAAATTCTTCAAATATATCCGCTCTGAAATCATGGTAATATGCACCCAATATATCTTTTTCAATTATATAAGTTCCAGGTCTGGATGATGGATTGTTGAACATATTTGGTTCTATTCTGTGGGATGATACCCATAATTTTTCGTTAGGGTAACGCTCAATCACATCTAGTAATGCTTTGTCCCAATTTTTACCAACGTAAAAATCTGAGTGTAAAAACATGATATATTCTGTTTCAACACGGTCCGCACAAAAATTCATTCCACCACCTATACCCACAGGTACTTCGTTTTTTTCAACGAAATAAGTTAGGTTATATTGTGTTGAATTTTGTTCCAACCATTCATCAGTACCATCAGTACAATTTTCAGCATGAATGATGAATGGGGAATCGCTAAAAAAGCTGTTCTTCCTAACGGAATGAACAGCTAATTTAAGATACTCTAAATTATTGTATGTTGATATACAAAATGTAAGTGGTGAATTATTCCCTGTTGTAATCATCTTCGAATCTAATTATATCATCTTCACCAGTGTATTTACCATATTGCACTTCAATGAACACTAGATCTTTCATTTTACCAGTGTTTTGAATACGATGTTTTTCTCCTGGATGGATAATGGTGATGTTTCCTTTAGCGACTTTAAATTCTTTGTCGTTTAGAGTGAATATACCATTTCCTTCAACGATAGTCCAGTTTTCTGTTCTTTTCTTATGTAATTGGTAAGATAAACGTTGTCCTGGCGACACAGTGATTTTTTTCACTTTGTAGTTTTCACCTTCGGATAAAATTTCAAATTTACCCCATGGTTTGATTTCAATTAATTCCTGCATATAAATTGTTTTGTTTGATTTGACGACTTAATGTTTTAGGATGATATAGACACCATTCTTCTTCAAATGGTAATCTGGATATTGTATTGTATCCTTTGATGGTTTCATGTACGGTTCCTTCCCATCTGATTTTTGGGTCGCGTCTGAAGATGCGAAGTTGTGGATCAGGGAAGTTTATATGGCCCTGTTCATTCATGTTCCACCCCATTTGATTTACATATTGGTCTATCTCGTTTTCGTCACCTGATAATGTGTTGATTCGAGGAACCCAGTATGCATCGATTGATGGGTTTAATTCCAAGACAGCTGGTAGAGATTGTATTAGGTTTAAATGTGGCATTTCATCTGCGTCTAAATTGCAGATAAAGTCTTTGTCACATAAATCGATGAGTTTGTTTTTCCACGAAGCGAAGTCGCGGTTAAATTGGCCTTTATGCCATGTAAACTCACCATTAATTGAATGGGTACGGAGAAAATTCTCCACCTCGGGATCACCATTTGCTTCATCGTATAAAATGACAATATTGTCTTGTGGACGTTTGTGCTGAAGCAAAAAGTGCACTAAACGCTGAACTTCAATAAATTCATTACACACTGTAAGGGAAAATGTAATTGATGGGCTCATATGTTTTTGTTTTGGTTAAATATATGGAAAAAGCCTGGCTGAGCCAAGCTTTTCTCTTTATTTAGGTAATATACCAAGTTCTTCCAATGCGCCTATAAAATCGCGTTCTGGGAAATACTTCACATTTGCCATGTCCGGTCGATGAGTCATATACTCTCCCGGTTTACCTGGAATTGGATGGTTATGTCTATCTGCCTCTGGTATTTCAACTTGTTTTACTACTGCCCACCCCCAACTGTCTGCTGATGTTCCGCCAGCGTAAATCATACCAAGTTCATTTTTGATTAGGTTTGGGAACCATACCAAACCGGTTTCAGGGTCTTTCCATGCTAGCTCTTTGTGTAGCTCAGGTAAAGTGGAAATGGTTTGCTCGTAGAATTCACTGCCTTCAGTTAACAATGAATTGGAATAGAAACCACACGATAGAGATAGGTAATTGTATATACCTTTAGATACCTCTGTTTTGTAGCAAAGGTCCCCATTTGTTTTGGGGCAATTGATTATTTAGTCGTTTTGCATATTACTGTTCTATTTTTTTAAGTTTAGGTAAAGTCAACTGGATTTGCTTAACTGGTGCTGGGAACGTATCAAGTACGGATTTGAATTTGTCTTTCATGTTCTCGAATGAAAAATTGTTTCTAGTGTGGTAACCCTGGCGTTTAGCTAACTCAGCATATTTCTTGTAATTACCAAATACATCCAAAATCACGTTTGATGCCTGTTGCATATCCACGCTAAACCAACTCGCTTCTTTCAAGAGCATAGTATTCGCTGCCGATGAATGGATAGGCGTTAAATTACCGCTTAAAAGCGCAGTAAATTCAGGTTTCAAATAATCCAATTGCCCGCTCCATCCAGTGGTGATGATTGGTTTGTTTACGGTTGAAAATTCACACAATGTGCGACCCCATCCCTCCCCTTTTGTTAGTGAAATCATACATTTCACTTTCGGGTGGTTGTACAATCGGTTTATTTCCTCATCGGTTAACTCACCATGCAACAAGTATACGTTTGGAAGTGTGGTTGCGTTTACGGTTTGTTTGATTGCGTGTATACGTTTAAGTATCTCTTCACGGTCAGTATAGGATGCTGAAACAGTTGTGGTTTTCAAGATAAGTGCAGGAGCATTTTTCTTGTTTTTGAATAATTCAAAAAATAACTTAAGTAGCAAACCAACATTTTTTCTGTCTTCACCGATTGGTGTATTTCCTACCCACATTGAGTTGAATAAGTAGCAAAATTTTTCTGGAATCTCACCCAAACTAAATTCTTCTTCATCAACATCGTCTATGATTTTATATGTGTTTAGATCAACTCCCTCAAGTAAAGTATCTCCTGGTTTAGTCCATTCGATCAAACCAACGTTTTGGTTTGTTTTCTGGTCTACTTTATGGAATTTGCTTGAACGCAAAACATCAATTGTATGTTTTGATGAACCTAGCACTAAATTCATACGTTGACAACCTTCCACCCAATCAGCTGGAGCTATGGTTGATTCAATTCCTGCGGTAATTCCTACATTATATCCGCCTAAAGGCTGGAATTCACCTGGGATGGTGTGCATGAAGAAAAAATCAGGTTTGTATGTGATTTGTGAGGTAGGGAGGAAATATTCCTCCAAGAATTTCCACTCTGGGTTAACATCGATGAAATTGGTTGGGGTCTTACCCCAAGCACATGGGAGTATTTTGATATCCCATTCTTCTCCTTTCAATTCAATCAATGCTTTGGCTATGTTTCTTCCGCACGCCCCATATCCACTAAAAGTAGAAACTGGAGAGTACAGAATGCATGTAGGTTTGTTTGAGCTCATAACTTTGTTTTAGTAAATTAATTTAGTGTTTCTAGTTGTATCTGGAGTATACGAAGTAGCATTCACTAATTCAAACATTTCTCTAGGTACCCATGTATCAAACAATACATCAATTGCTTTGATGGCACGCTCACCCATGATTTCGCTTGTGAATCCAGCCTCGTTTAATGCCCATTCTCTACCTGCTAAACCTCTACGTTTTCTCTCACTTGGCTCAAGTGCATATACGTTGAATATTTGCTCTGCTGCATCTTCAGGATTACATCTGTCGCTGCTGATGTATGGTGTTTTAGGTGAACCCTGGATTGAAATATTTGATGGGAACACCGGGAATGCCCACTCACCATGGTTTTTGTATGTGCCGCGGTGGTTTGAAGGGAAATCTGCTGTAAAGTCTAACCATTCACCATTTTCGTTTTCAAATCGCATTTGATCTTGCATACCACCTTGAACGTTTGCGATGATTGGATTACCTGCAAGTATTGCTTCCGTGATAGATAACCCCCAACCCTCATTGTCGCTCAATAATATTTGCGCATCTGTTGAATTGTACAACAAGTTCATGGTTTCTGGTGAATTGCGGTCAGTTGAGAAATAAATGTTTGATTTATAATCAGCTAACAAATAATCTACTACCGCCACTAAATCCGTTCCATGGTCACTCACTGGTTCAGTGTGTAACACAAATGCACATTTTTGTGCTTGCTCAGGTGTTAGTTTATCTAAAAATAAACGGAATGCTAACAATGCATCCGGAATTTGTTTGCGGCGCATGTTTCTGGAATTGAAGAATAATGTAAAATCATATTCTTTTCCTTTGAATAATTTATTTTTGAACTCAACTAGCTCAGGTGTTGTTTTGTCTAACGGTTTAAACGTGTTGTGGTTTAGTCCGTGTGGTAGGTAGGATAGAAGGATTGGTGTGTTTCTATTTGCATCGTTACCGTTGAAATTGTCTATCGCGTTGTCTATGTCAGTGAATGGTATATCACCTAAAACTACCTTGTTTATGTTTTTGGTTTGTTTTGAAATAGCTAACAACATATCGCATGATTCATAATATGATTTATTAAAGATCGGATATGGCACTGGGCTATCCCATATTTGAAGGTAAATCATTGGGACCTGTTTGCGAATCTCATTCTCAATAGCAAATAACCACTCATAGTATCTTGGGTCAGTCACAAATAATATAGCATCAGGTTTCTCCGTTTTCAATAATGTGCGTATCAAATTAGCATCACCGTATCCACTTACCGGATACAAAAATGCACAAAAATTGTAGTGGTGGCATGTGTTTGTTACGAGTTCACGGGCAACAGTAGCTACCCCACTAAATACTCTAACTTAGATGTCGTCAGCGATGAGAAGAATCTTGCGACGGTATTCTTTCTCAACGTGACGACGAGTTGATTTTAAATTGTTCGACATATAACTGGTTTTGGTTTTAATTTTAACGGGAATATACTAACCTATTTTAACCCATCCAAGTTAAGGTCAGTATGATTGTGAATGCGTTTACGAAATTCCTCTTCTGTTAAGTAAAGATGCATGGTGCGCTCAGCTAATTTCTGGAAGCTGAATTTTCTTTTGATACATTCAAGTCTAAATAATTCGAATAAGTCTTTGTCTACTTTTACGGATGTTAATTGTTGATTTTTCTCGCTCATGTTTTTGTATATTTTAGTGTCATATATACGTATGTAACAAGAATGGGAGATATATGGTTATATAATATTCCTCGATTTAATATAAAATTTAAATTCTTTTATCCCATCAGTTGCTTTAGCTTTAATAGGGATAGTATTTTCAGTTATTTTAACTGCTTCTGGGTCAATATAAAAGATTTCTCCTTTAAATCGCTCTACTAACCCAGCCGCCGGGTACACGCTTAATGATGTGCCTACAACAACTAATACATTTGCTTCAGATATAATGCGTTGAGCATAATTTAGATGATATGGCATCTCTCCAAACATAACTACATTGTGTCTAAGTTGAGTGTTTGATTTAGGGTGAACATCTCCTGTGTTTATGTCAGTGTGACATGGTTCAACATGGTGATAGTTAATATCGCAACTCTCAAATATATTTCCATGCAAATGGATTACATTAGATGAACCTGCCTTCTCATGTAACTCGTCTATATTGGTTGTGATTACATGAACGTTGTGCTCATATTCTAAATATGCTATATCCAGGTGTGCTTGGTTTGGCTCGCACTTTTCTACAGTTGCTCTGACTTCATTGAAAAATGACAGGATTTTTTCTTTATGGTAAGGCCACGCCCTAACATTACACACTATGTCTGGGTTGTATCGGTTCCAGATGCTGTTTTCTCCGGTTCTAAATGTAGGTATGCCGCTTTCTTCTGATATGCCAGCTCCGGTAAAAAATACTATGTTCATAATTTATGGTTAAAATATTCTACATATTTGTTTCTCACTCTCAGTCCCTGTTTATATGCGGTAAATGTAAAGCTTTCAGGGGAATCATCAAATACAACAGCAAATTGAGCTACCTCTTCCTCTGTAGCCTCGTTTAGTATTTTCAAATATTCTTCTTCTGTTATGTTGTATGCCATTTTAGCTATATTATCGGCCATATCAAATAATGAGCAACTAGTTAAAGGGACTACATCTTTTTCTACTTCGGGTCTTAGTAATTTCATAACTTAATTATTATATGTTGCGCTACATAGGTGTACACCATAAAAGGGACACCATTTACAATTGTCGTTTACTGTAGGTGTATGCTCTACTTTTTTGTATCCAGTTAAATCAAATGCCTCGTTTATGAATGCATCGATTGATTGAGTGGCTTTGTTTAGTTTAACTTTGCCGGATGGAGGGGAAAATGTTTGAATGCGACGAATAACGAAATCCTCGCTTTCGAATAGTTTACGTTTCACAATGAAAAATTCAATTTCAATTTTGTCAATTGGATGATTGAATATCTCGGATATGAATTTCTTGTATAGAATGAGCTGGAATTGCTTGTTCTCGTCTTTTTTCTGTTTGTCTCCCCACGAATTAGTACTAGTTTTGATATCAATGATTTTGATTGTATCTGTTGGTTCATGGTACATTACTACATCCAGGTAACCTTGATATACAACATTGGGTAGAGTTGGGTTTTGAATTTTGGTTACAGGTACTTCACACCCAACTAAATACCATCCACGTTTGGAGAAATGTTTTGTTTTGTTTTTGGCGAAATCACGGATGATGGCTATACCATCCTCGTAAAATTCACGCAATTGCTCTGGTGTGCAGAAATGCTGGTTACCGTTTTTCTTGTATTGAGTCTTGTATTCAGCGCGTAGCGCTTCTTCGAACATTTCTGATGTGTTGATGCGGTCCGCCTCGGTTGCGCTTTGCTCGTACATTACGGTTAAGTAGTGCTGGATTACCTCGTGTATGGCAGTACCGAATACTGTGTGTATGGTTGAGCTAAATTGCTTGTGTCCCTCCACATAGTTTAACGACCATTTCTTCGGACACTCGTTGTACATGGATAATTGCGAGTACGAAATGAGTTTCTCGTTTGCCCAGTCCATTTCCTTCTGTTTGTAGTTGCGGATGTCCTGTACAATTTGGGGTAGTTTCTTTTTAGCCATAATCGGAATATACAAAGAAAGCCTGGCAGAGCCAAGCTTTTTAAGTATTTTATGTAGTACTGGGTTATTTAATTATACCCGCACGCACTTGGAATAGTTTGCGCATTTCTGCTATTTGTTCCGATTGTCCCACAATAGAATCATATGATTCCATACCCAAACATTCACCTTCAGTGCTTAAACTGATTGCACGTTCAGCAACATTGTGTAAGTCCATATCTGTTTTCGCGTCTTCTCTAGCGTATTCTAATAGACGGATGAATAACGGAACGTCTACGGTAATTGTGTCTTTTGGATTCATGTTTTCTAATTCCATAATGTTTTTTCAATATCTTTTTTCCAAATTTGTTTCATGCGACCTCTAGTTAAAAAGTCACACATATCTTCCCACCAATTTATGTAACCTTTTCTAGGATGTACATCTATTTTCCAAGGTTTACCTCCTTTAATTTTCTTTTCTCTTCCGTAAGGTTTCATTTTTTCCAATAGTTTACGGCTATTTCCACAGCATCTTTTAATTGTTCAATCAACCCATCTACTTTTGCCTTTTCAGCAGGATCGATTTCGTTCTCGTTTAGTGTGTTTTTGAACTCTAAATCTTCGAATTTGATTTTAGTATAATCTGGTTTCATATATATAAATATTAGCGGGGAGTGTATTCTTGCAACTTGCGCTCAAAGTCTCTCAATGCACCCGCCATCTCGTATGACTTAATTGCAACTGCAATTTTTTTAAGTTGTTTTACATCGCACAATAATTCATTGTGTATAGTTTCCATTTTCTGCAGATACAGGATACCATCCATTAATTCCTCACGCAAATGTGTAATGTAGTTTGGGAAGGTCAAGTCTTCACGTTCCAGTCCAACACCATATTTTTCACGTCCAAATTGTGCGCGTTCGATGAATTTGTCTATGACTGAATCAACAACATGGTCTGTTGATGGGATGGTGCGGTTATTTTGTTTTTTGGGGTTTTCTTGCATTTTTTTCAGGTTTGGTGTTGTCTATGCCCATTTTCAATAGTATTTCGTTCACTCCGGTTTTCCCCAACAATGCCATATACTCTACAGCATCGCTTAAACTACATTCGTAGTAGCGAGCGATATGCTCTGCTTCGGGTGGGGTGGAGGTTTTGGTTTTGCCAACCCATTTCAACCACACTTTGCGTTTTGGAATCAAATTACAGTATGCTGTGTAGATGTACTTTTTCTGGTCGTGTGGTATTTTTTGAACGTAATTGGCTAACTCAATGTAGTCCACATTCATGGATATGAATTTGTGTATCATGTATGTCTGGAAAGTGCCCCAGTCATTTTCATCGAATGAAGATGCTGGGGATTTTTTTACAGTGATTTGCTCAAGCCAATCGAATAGGGTCATATTACAATGAATAGTCTTTGTATTCGTCACGTAACTCGTGTGGTAATGAATCGACAATGATTTTCTTTGATTCGATATCGTAGAATACGGGAATCGGAACCAAAGCGTCTTCGTCTTGTCCAAGAATGAACTTGGATATTTTACGTAAAATGTACCCTTGTTGGAAGATTACACCTCCGTCAAAACCTTCAACTGATGTCGAATTTTTTAAGTCAATTTGTGGTTGTTGCATTGTTTATTTGTGTTTATATGGTTTCTAAAATACGGGCTATACATGCAAAGAAGCATATCTCTTTGTCGATCACGCTCGCACTCTGGAATATATGTTCGTTTATTGTGATGATCACGAGTCCTTCGTTTCCAGGTGCATATTTTTCTATGTCAGTGTATAGCTTTTTGTACAAGCTGTCAAAATCGCTCACCTCACTGTCCGCCACTAACTTACGGATTTCACCGAATGTTTTCGAGTGTTTTTTGGATAACAATTGAATTAAATTGTTTTCAGTGTCTGAGTCATTGGTTAATGTTTGGGACAGCGCAAGTTTATTGTCTATAACGTGTTTTTGCACGTTGTTGATAATACGACGCAAATCAGGATAGTACGCGTTTATAATCGCAGCTACGTCGCTGATTTCGTACTGTATGTTTTCAGTGTTGAGTATGTTTACTATGTGTTTAGCTACGTGTTTTTTGCTTGGGGGTTTCAAATTGTAGTCCTCCAAACGCGAACGCAACGGTTCAATTAAACGTTCTGGGTAATTACCGGTTAATATGAATCGTGTGTTTAAGCTATATGTTTCGATCATGTTTAGTAGCAACACTTGACCCGCTTGTAGGATATGGGTTGCTTCATCCAGTATGACGATTTTGGGTGCGCTTTTGAATGACATTACGGATACGAATGGGAGTATCTCGTTTTTGATGTCCTCGATACCACGTTTATCTGTAGCGTTGATCATGATGTAGTCACAGTCAATGTTGCGAGCGATGATTTTCGCTAGGGTGGTTTTACCAGATCCTGGTTTACCATGCAAAAATAGGTGCGGTATGTTTTGTTGCTCAATCCAACCCTCTACTTTTTGTTTGAATGTATCGTCGCATACATAGCCCTCTAATGTTGATGGCCTGTGTTTCTCGTTCATTACATAGTGTTCTGTTTGCATAACTTATTTTTGAGTGGAATATACAGAGAAAGCCTGGCAGAGCCAAGCTTTTTTGATTTAATGGTATGGGAGGTAGTTGGGTTAAATATCTTGCCCCCTTTCATTTTCAACAGTTAATTTCAATTTATTTAATAACACTTCTAAATTATTAGCATATTCTTCGTACCATAATTGTGCGGCACCATGTTTATATTCCGCTTCAGTAATTACACCAGCCAATTTTTGCATACGCAAGAATTCCTCGTTTACAGTTGGTGTAGCTTTAAGTGCATACGGAGCAAATAATTTGATTAAATCCAGTTTCACCTGCTGGTTTTTCACTTTGTTTATGGTGATTACGTTATTTGAATATTCGAAATTTTTGTCGTATGTGTTTTTTAAACGTTGGATGATGCTGTTGATTTCGGCACGTTTACCTTTGATTTTTGCTGGATCCAATGTAACTTTAAATGAAACGGTTGCCTCAGATGGTGCTGCTTTAGTTGCGCCAGGTACAGTTTCAGTGTCTTTTGGTTCAACTTTCAATACAGTGTATTTCACTCCAGCATTGTCCATGATTGTTTTGACTACTTTCTCAAGGTATGCTTTAGTTGCAAACGGGCTGTCTTTTTGTGGGAATGTGATTTCGTCTCCGTTTACAATGTAGTGAACGCCTTCCTCCATTTTGCCACTGTATTTTTTCAGGTTTGCAGGTGTTTTCAATGGGAAATAGTTTTTTCCAAATTTACCCACAATCATTTTAGGTAACGCTTTACCGGATAGTGTTTTCAAATATTCCTCGATTGTACCCTCATTTCCTTCTGCTTGCCACGCTGCATATCCTTTTTCCGCTTCTTTCAAACCCGCCTCGTATTCTTGTGGTTCACGAGCAGCAATGTCGGCTAACTTGTTTTCTTTTCCTTCATCGTCTAGCTCGTCCCAGTTTTTCCACGCCGCTCCTGCTTTTTGCGCTGGAATGGATGGGCCAAACATTTTTTTAATGGCTTCCGGGTCACGTAAACTTTGTGCATATGGACCGTAGTTGTCTATATTGTTTAACGCGTCTATGGCTGCTTGTGTCTCTGTTGATTGGATGGTTAAGTCGTAACTGTTGCGGCCAAGGCCTTTCATTCCATCTTCTTCTCCATCCATTTCACGGATTATATCGAATAGTTTCATATTTGTATGTGTGTTTATGTATAAATATACAAAAAGGTGACGCTGTTAAATAGCGTCACCGTATAAATTGTATCTTTTTACAGGTTCAGGTTCGATTGTTTTTTCTTCAGTTCGAATGACATATAGTTTACTGTCGAGTGGAGCTAAACGAAATTCAACTTTTTCCTGGTTTTTGTCGAACCATGCCTCAAGTGCGTCAGTTAGTGATGGATGTACCACATTCTTAGTGTCGCCTACCAGGATCCACGTATCACCTTTGCCTTTGATTCTGTTCGCAATTAACTCCAACGTTTCTACTACCTGTGTTTCCATATTACATCATCATTTGAGATGGATCGTATGCACCGTCTTCCTTCTTGTCTTCTGGCTTGTCTACGATAACACACTCGGTTAATAAAATAGTACCTGCGATACTGGATCCATTCAATAATGCATTGCGGGTTACTTTGGTTGGGTCAAGTATGCCTGCTTCTTTCATGTCTACGATGGATTTTGTTTTGATGTTGTATCCGCTCCATTTCGCGTCTCCATCGCGTAATTGGCGCGATAAAATGATTGAATCAACTTGATCATATCCAGCGTTGGTTAAGATTTGCTCAAACGGTTTACCGCAAGATTTGTATACGATGTTTTGACCGTAAACGAAATCACTGCTTGCGTCCTCTGTGAATTTGATGTTTTCTCTAGCGTATAGCAATGCTGTACCACCACCAGGAACAATACCATCTTCCAAAGCACATTTAGTTGCATGCAATGCATCGTCTACACGGTCTTTCTTTTCTTTCATTTCGGTTTCAGTGTTTCCACCTACGTGCACTAAAGCAACACCACCAACGAATTTTGCCAAACGTTCCTGCAATTTTTCAGTTTCAAATGGAGTGGTTGATTTATCGATTTGTGCTTCCAATTCCTCAACACGTTTAGTGATTGTTTCCTCTGCACCTTGACCATCCACGATTGTGGTTTGTTCTTTGGTTACAGTGATTGTACGCGCTTTACCGAACCACTCGTCCTGGAATTTGTCCAATTTCATGCCCTTGTCTTTGTCGAATACGGTACCGCCAGTCAATACAGCGATGTCTTCCAAAATCAACTTTCTACGGTCACCAAAGTCAGGTGCTTTAACAGCTACTACTTTTAATGTACCACGCATTTTGTTTACAATTAGTGTTGCTAGCGCTTCACCGTCAATATCCTCCGCGATGATAAGTAATGATTTTCCAGTGCGAGCTACACCATCTAAAATAGGTAGCAATTCTTTCACTTGTGTGAATCTATGGTCAGCGATTAACACTAACGCGTCAGTTAATACAGCTGACATATTGTTGTTGTTGGTAACGAAATATGGTGACTTGTAGCCACGGTCAAATTGCATACCTTCAACTACCTCTAAATATGTTTCGCCAGTGCGAGATTCCTCGATGTGTACGATACCTTCACGGCCTACTTTTTCCATTGCTCTAGCGATCAATTTTCCAGTTTCTGGATCATTGTTTGCAGAAATGGATGCGATTTGCTCCAACTGCTCTTCCGAAGTGATTTTTTCCGAGTTTTGTTTAAGCGATTCTACTACTTGTTTAACTGCAGCATCGATTCCACGTTTGATTTCAACTGCGTTTCCACCCTCGTTTAAACGTTGCAAACCTTGCTTAACGATTTCACGAGCCAATAATGTTGATGTAGTTGTACCATCCCCAGCATTGTCTGCTGTTTTGATTGCTGCTTGTTTGATCATTTGCGCACCCAAGTTCTCGATTGGATCTTCCAATTCCGAAATGTGTTTCGCGATAGATACACCGTCTTTTGTTGATACAGCAACACCTTCACTGAAGTATACTGTGTTTCTACCTTGCGGGCCTAAACTGGATACTACAGCGTCTGCTAATGTATCGATTCCGTTTGCTAATTTTTTACGTGCTTCAGCACCAAGTTTGATTTGTTTACTCATATAACTTTATTTAATTTTAGATAGAACTGTTTTCTCATTACCTACAAAATACTCTATTCCATCGTGCTCGATTTTAGTGAAGCCCTGTGTTGGTAAAACCACCACATCACCTACTTTTAGTACCGTTTCGATGAATGTTCCAGTTACGGTGTGTGAACCTGGTCCAACTGCTACTACTGTTCCTTTTGGGTTTCTATCTTTACCAGCGTCTGGTATTACGATAGAGCCATACATTGTTTCTTCTGTCTCTAATGGTTTAACGATAACTGCGTCAAATAGAGGTTCGAAAATCATTTCACTGCTCATATTTCTACTTTGTTTAATAAATTATTGATTCCGTCTTTTACTTCATTCCATGTACCGATGTATTCCTGGATAGAGGAATAGTGTCCTTTGTTTACATAGAATTTTTGTTTTGCGATTGCATTTAATGCATTTTTGAAGCTGCTATAGTATCCAATTACATTTTCAGTGTCTTTCCCAGATGCAACAGCACCTCTGAATCCACGTTTAACTGTGGTTTTTTCGATTACGGTGAAATTTGAATTGTCTTTTGAAATGTAAAATGGTTCCATTGCAGGATCCGTGATGATGCACACGTTTGATTGAGTGTCTACGTTGTTTGTGTCACGAGCCGGACGGCCCTTGCGTTTAGTTGTTGTTTCTACCATAACTATATTTTAAATTATAACTGAATATACGAAAACTGATTGGCTAAGCCAAATTTATTTGATTATACATATTAAAATGTAGTTTTTTCTTTGCGAATTAAATAATATTCGCTGGATGTAGTGGGTGATTTGAATTCGAGTTTCATTAAGCCTTTGTAACTCAAGTACATTTTACCCTCAGTCATGTCCCTGTTTACGTGCAATATGTTACGGAACGCATCTGAGTTGAATGGGATGGAAACATCCGATGGGCTTATGTTAGCGTATACCTGGTATGTGATTTTGTTGTTGTGGCCGTTTTCATCACCAAACGTAAATAGGATAATGTTGTCGCCATTTGCGTCTTCTCCAGTGGAAATGAGCATGTTGTTTACATCACCTAGTGCACCTTTTGCTTTCACTAGGTTGGCTATGTCCTCTGATTGTATTGTTGCTGTAGCATCCCATTCAGGTGAGTTTACTGTGCCGACTTTGCCTATGAGGAGGGGGTCTGCTAATGCATACGTTAAGTTAAATGCATTGTCGGCCAAATGGAGTTTGGTGAATACAGATTTGTTTTTTTCTAGAGTTAGAAGTAAATCACCTGAAGTTATGCTAATTAAGTTAAGTAGTTTTTTAGTGTCGAATATGGCTAAATCACTGTCTTCTAAATCAAAACCATCGTGTATTACTCTACCGATTACCTCCTTGCTTAAGGACATGAAATCGATTGTGAGTTGCTTGTTGCGAGTGATCCATTTAACGGATTCATTTTCACCTAAATGATATTTGTCTATGACTGATTTGAATATTAATTTATTTACCATATAACTTATTTTTGAATATAATATACGAATGGAAAGCTGGGCATCCTAGCCAAAGCTAAAGAAATCGTCCACGAATGTGTTCATGCGTAGCTCCCAACCTATATCGGAGTACAGTGTTTCAAGCTTATTGCGCATGATTGAATCAAATAGTCCTTCACGGTCAATGTATTTGTTTATGATTTCGGTTATTTCTGGCATATCGTTGTATCCATTGAATCCGATTACATCGATCTTGTATGGGTTTGGTTTGAGTTGTGCGTAGTACATTTTGTCTCCAAGTGAAAATTCCGGGTATTTTGCGGATTGTTTCTTGAACCGAATGAAATCATTCGTGATGATGGCGGCTTTAGTGTTAACCGGACATTTTTTCTTGAGTGTCGAGAATAACTCACCTGGCATGGGTGCGCGTTCAATGTACTCGCCTAGTTTTTTAAGTCCGGTTGGTTTGAGTAGGTGCTTCCAATCTATGGTGTTGAGTGATGATTTAAATGCGAGTACATCTTTGTCTATGTCTGCTTTTGATTTACCGAATAGTATGTCCTTGATTACCTTCTCGCCGAAGTTGCGGAATAGGGGAGGGAAGTTTGATTTCATTAAGTCGAGTCCTTTCATTTCGAGTTCCTCAATTTCAACACCTTCCTTGTTTACAATGTACATTGCATACCTACGTTTACCAGACCAGTATGCCTTTTCCGCAATTACTTCCTGCTTTAACTCGAAGTAATGTTTGTCGCGCATGTTGAATAAATCTAAAGTCATACCGTTTAGGTTATTGTTTGCCTGGGATTGCAGCTCATCTGTTAATAGCAACAATTTCTCAATTTTTAACTTACGATTGTTTATATCCAGGTCTGGATTGCGATGTATGAGTAGATCAGTCAATTCCATGTACAGGGAATCGGTGTCGCTGGCTTTTACATACGGGGTGAGTTCTTTCCCTACTTGATCGGAAATGTATTTGTTTACAAATATGATGGATTCCTGGGTTAATCTCTGACCACTGTTAGTGATACCCGCAGAGCATATTTTAAATCCATCAGTAAAACGCCATGAGTTAATGGCATACGTACCGTAAAGTGCATTTTGTAAGATTTTGAAGGCCATCTGATATAGGTCAAATAACTTATAGTCGTCCCATTTTTCCTCTTTTCCTGCTTTCTTTTTAAGTGCACGATAATGTTCACGTTTCAAAAACCAGTCCTCCAATACCTCACACGCTATGCTCTTGATATCGGTGCGGAAAAATGCCCCACTAGCAGATATGGTCCAATTGTTTTTCTCAATTAGTTCAATTAATTCACCCACCGCAATGGTAGCACCTTTTAATTTATATGTATATTTGTCTAGTTTCTGGATTTTAATGATTTCAGCAGGGTCGCGTTTTTTGAGTTGCTCGAGTGAATTATATTGTTCGTAATTGTTTATAGTTACAATACGTCCTACCAATGTTTCCACACCCAAATTCAATGATTTGATGATGGATGGGTATAGTGAGGTAAAGTCAAGGTCAGACAAATTTGAATACAAACCTGGTACTGGATCCAATAAGTAACCACCCGCATATGAATCGCTTTTACGAATTGAATGGGTCTTACGTTGCATATAAGCTCCAGATGTGGTTTGGATAATGGCCATGTTTCCTTCAAGGCTGTGTATCTTTCCGGAAATGGTAGGGGTACCACGTTGATGTATGACATCGTCCCCAACTTCAAATTCACGTATTGATGGGTTAGTGGTGGTTGGTTTGTTTGGTGCAACTATGTCCTTTCGTTTCAAATAGGTCAATATAGCGCCCTCATTTAACGCAGTATTGTAGTATATTGACTCATAGGGCGTATGACATATATGCGAAATTAATATGGTTAACTCAATGAATTTCAGTTTGTCTTCCAACGCTTCTAGTATTTCAACATCGCGAATGTTGTAGTCTATGTATTTGTTTGGGTCTTCTCGAAACAATGTATCCAGGTTACCATTGTATTCAATTTTGCCTAACTTGGCGTATTTTTCTCCAATGTCTCCCAACTTGTACGACGGTTCCTCTTTCATGATGTACTTTTTAAGTAGCAACATGAAATCCAAACAATTGATTAAACCAATGCGAATTGGTGAATTCGGATTGTTTGGGTTCTCGTCAATTTTACCGATTGGAGACAAGCGATACACATCATCACCCAAACGTTTTTTAATGCGATAGTACAAGTATGGCATATCGAAATAGTCCGAGTTGAAGCCAACACATATGGTTGGATCCATCTGTTCCCATTTGTTTAAAAATTTACGCAACAATGTATTTTCATCGATACATGGTACAACCGATTTACCTTCCGCGGATACTTCCTGGATTTGGTTTTGCTTGTCCAAAATGAAACATGTCTTTTCCTTTGTGGTTGCATCAATTAATGCAATTGCGGTTATTTCAGCATTTGCTTCACGAATGGTGGTTGGGTTAAGTGCGCCGATGATTTCAATTTCGATATCCAGGTATACCAAATTGTGGTAGGATGGCATATCGTCTGTCTCGTAGTATAAATCGCGCAACAAAACGAGTTCTTTGTCTATGTCTTTTTCCAAAATGGTGGGGTCCTTCCAATCGTATTTGCCGGAAATGGGGGAACATTTGTCTCCAAATAGGGTTGTATGCTCACCATATTCGTCTAACTTGTATACGGTTGGGCGGTATTGGAATTTGTTTATGCCACCCTTGTCATCGCGGAGAAAGTAGTGGTATGCGTCTTCTCCGTTGCGTGAAAAATATACACTTTGAAACATAACTTGAATTTTATTGGAATATACAAAAAAAGCCTGGCGGAGCCAAGCTTTTGATGGGATTGTGGGTGGGATTATTTTTTCGCAGTTGTTGCTTTTGCTTTAGGTGTTTCAGTTACTTCCGCTACTGCTTCAACTACTTCAGCAACTGGTTCAGCTTTGGCTGGTTTTGCTGCTTTGTCGATTGTGGTTTTAACTTCGTTCAATACCGCCTCTAACTCATTGATTAACGCCATTGTTTCGTTGTATTTGATGTTTGGTTGAGACCATTCTGTTGTATGTCTCAAATCTGCTAAAATTTGTTGTGTTGTTCTCATGTATGTTTGGTTTATTTTAATTTACAATTGTTAATTTCGTCTTGTGTGAAGAATTGCGTTAAGTTCGGGCTGAAGTATTTTACGTTTTTCATGACTTTCATATCATCGCGATATACAACATAACCATCTCCCACTTTCTCGAAGTGGCATGGACGACCTTGCTGCTTAGAGCGTACTTTAACGGTTTCGATGGCATCCTCTTCGGTCATACATATTTTGGATAAATTAGAGGCTTGCACCTCTGCGTATCCTTCCAAAAATCTATCTTTCAAACCGAATACCAATGCACCATTTCCAGTGCAGACATATGTGATATCTAACAATGCATCGAATATCCCCACTATATCATTGTCCGCGATGGATTCTTTCAATTCGTCTAGTTCTTCCTGGATGAAATCAACTACAAACTTTGCGTCATCTGGGTTAATGGTTGGGGTGGTTCTGTTCTGCCATTCTTTTCCCATTAACGTATTGAATTCTTCCACTTCCGAAATGAATGGTACATAGTTTGGTTTGTGTAAGCCAACACTGAAATCTGCTAATTGCTGAAATATTTTCTTCATGTCTATTTTAATTTAATCATTTCCATTACTTCTTGCTTTGCTGTTTTATCATGGTTAGCAAATACACCGGATACCTCAGATGTAACCATAGATGCACCTTGATGCTTCACCCCCCTACACGAGACACAATTATGTGCAGAGTCAATTACTACCATAACGCCAATATTTCCTTCGCATATTTTGTTGATAGCGTTGTGGATGGCAACGGTTAATTGCTCTTGTATAGCACCGCGGCGACCATACAACTCAACTGTTCTGTTAAGTTTGGATAAACCTATCACTTTCCCATCTTTACCTGGGATGTATGCAATATGTACAACACCTTTGATTGTTTGGTGGTGATGTGAGCATTGACTGGTTAATGCTATGTTTTTTTCTAGCACGATGCCCTGGTACCCGTCGTGTGGGAACGATGTAACTGGTGACATGATATTGTATCGGCCCGCCCATAAATCGTTTACGTATGCTTTAGCGACACGACGCGGAGTGTTTGATGAATTCGGGTCTTCTTGCCAATTGCAACCCAATGCGGTTAAAAAATTACCGAAATGTACTGTTGCATCTTCGATGATGGCGCTTTTTTCTTCATCGTTTAATGAACGGTGCTCACCAGAGTCTAGCAATGCTTTCAATTGTGTGGAAATACCGTTTGCAAATCCAGGTGTTGCAATTTCGAGGTCTTCCACTCGTACTGTCTTTTCGTTTCTACTCATATGTTCTTGTTTTTATGTAAATATACTAAATTGAATTGCGGTATCCAAGCTAAACTTTGAAAATGGATGATAAATTTCGACAATATCCAATATTGTCTAACCCGTAACCAAACACCCAGTCTTTTTTGATTTCAATACCATATATGAATGGGTAGGTTGGACGCTTACAACGGTAGCGTTTAAGTAAAGTAACTGCCGTTAACGACGCAGGATTATGCGATTGTAAGTGGGAATAAACAGCGTTCATAGTATTGCCCGTGTCGAAAAAGTCATCAACAATATACACGTGTTTTCCAGTCAAATCCATTTCCACGTCTTTGAGTATTTGTATATCGGATTGTTCCTGCCCGTTGTATGATTTAACGCGCATGAAATCGCACTGGATATTCAAGTGGGTTTGTCTAACTAAATCGGCGAAAAATACAAATGCGCCGTTCAATAAACACACCATCACTACATTGTTCATGTCTGGCTGGTGTTTTTTAGTGATGGTGGCACCTATTTTTCGCACGTGGTGGTTGAGGGATGCTTTGCTTATTAATTCGTTCATAACTAAATTGTGTTTTGTGGTTTAGACATAGCGTTCTTTGTTGTATGCGATTATGTGATCGCGTCCTGTCATATTGTATCCTTTCTCCGCACACATTTCAAATACAATAGGATACATGCGAATGAGTTCCTCTCGGGTATCTCCTGCAGGCATGACGAATGTTTTGTCTCGTGGGATGTTTAATTGTACCCTGAATGCCTCAATTTCAATTAAATTGGTATCGGTTCCGTCCCACACTGGCTTATAGTGGTAGTCTTTGTGGTATGCTAGGGTTTGTTTAATAGCGCTCACGTTTAGTCTAAATTTGTTGTGTTGGTCGATCATTTTCTGATCGGTTGGTTTACCTTGTGGTGTAGGTACACCTATTTTAGGCACACTATTGTAAAATTTAGGTGACAATGAAATCAGATCAATTGGGTGATCCGTAGGTAAAAAATGGGATCCTTCAGTTTCAATAGTAACAAATATATTGTGCTCGCGAGCAAAATGCATTAACTCATTCACTAAATCACCATGCATTGTAGGGGAACCGCCAGTGATCATCATTTCATGTATCTGTGGATTGTCCTCGTACATTTTGATGATATCGTTGAACGTGTATTGCCCTTTCTCGGGGTGTATGGAGGTTTGCCATGAATCACACCATCCACCTTCGCCAAACCAACACCTGTGCGTGCATCCAGTGGTACGAACAATGATTGTGGGGCGGCCAACACGCGATCCTTCAGATTGAACTGCTCGATACAACTCTAGTACCGGTAGTACTTTATTGTAGTCGCTAATGCGACCTAGTTTATTTTCACTCATATAACTGTTTTTGATTAAAGATACAAATGGCTCCTTGCGGAGCCAAATGTTTTTTGAATATGTTTGTTTAGATTAAGCGGTTAATGTGGTTTTTTTCCAACCACCGTTTATGTAAACGTATAGGTATGAAGTACCACCTACAACTGCAGGTACCATTTCACCTTCTACTCCGGTCCATGCTGGTGCAGCTGATTGAGTTGCTACTACAATTGAACTACTGTGTGTAACTTTGAATGCATCTTTACGTGCTACATCACTTGTTCCGTTACCTACAATAAATCTGGATGTTGTGTCACCTTGGGTATTAAATTGGCCAGTAACGTTTTGATACGAACCACTGGATATAGTAGAGTAACCACTAGCGTGGGATCCTAGGCCTATTGCAATTGTGGAAACACCTTCTGCGTGTGCATATTGCCCAGATGCAGTGGTTAAATTTCCTTCAGCGTGAGATCCTTCTCCACTAGCGTATGTAGTTGAACCTTCAGCGTGTGAATAATTACCCCATGCCTTTGTATTACTTCCTTCTGCATGTGAATACAATCCATTTGATATTGAGGATTGACCTTCAGCGTGTGAATAATTACCGATAGCATTAGTGGATGAACCTTCTGCGTGCGAGCCCTCCCCAGTTGCTGTTGTAGTGTTACCTTGTGCGTATGCGTATGGACCTATTTTTAATGTGTTGAAACCACTAGTAAAATATGAAGCGGTTTGTGCTGTTGTAATATATGAAGCTGTAGCAGCAGTTACAACATATGAAGCCGTTTGTGCTAATGTGACATATGATGCCGTTTGTGCATTTTTAACATAAGATGCAGTTGCAGCATATGATGCGCTAGTTGAAATTGATGATGTTTCAGCGTATGATGAACTAACCTCGTAGTTAATTTCGTATGACGCGCTAATAGCGTATGATGCAGTTAATGCTAATGTCGCGTATGAAGCAGTACCAACTACATTTCCTACAAAACCATCAGATGCGGTAAGCGATCCAGTGATAGCGTGCGAGCCTGTAAAGTAACCGAAATTATTGTCTAATTCGGTATGTGTAAGTGGTCGTTCTACAACGGAACGCAATGTTAAATTTCCCATTTTTTAAGTTTAGTTATACATATTGATAAATTTGTGAAAGGTGTGACGGCATGTGGATAAAAATGGCCCCTGTTTGGGGCCATCTGTTAATTTAACATACCACGCAACTGACCTTCTGTCAGCACACCCGATTGTTTTCCAACTGGGCGTCCATTTTCCACTACCACAATTGTGGGCACTGAACGAATTCCATGTTCAGATACAAGTTGTGGCTCTTGATCGACATCAACGTATCGCACTGGGTATTCCCGGCTTATTGCGTCAATGGTGGGGCGGAATGATTTGCAAGGGTTGCAAAATGTACCGTAAAAGTAAATTAGTTGTTTCATTTAATTACATAGTTAATGGTAACGTTACCGAATGTGGTTGATACAGTCCAGTGACTACCCTTCGAATGATGCTGAGTTTCGTTCATGTTCATATACTTCTACTTTAGATACTCTAACACGCCCGTCTGTTTCGGCTTGTGTCCAGTTGTTAATTACATTGTATAAATGTTCAGCGAAACGCTCACATCCTACCATAGGTAGTATGCGTAGTTGGATGATTCCGTCTGCATCCATTTGCTTGAAATGCTCTAAGTACGGATCGTCTTCTGCGATGATGGTAGTGTGGTCTAGCAAGTACGCGAAATAGTCTTTTGGGTTCATACCCTCAATTGTATGTTTTGCGCGTTTTGCTGCACCAAAGTCCATCACCCAATTGCGGTGATCTAGTTCGCCTTCGAACCATACGCGAAACGAAACCGCATATCCATGGAGAAATTTACAATGAGTACCGTCTGCTCCCCATTGTCTGAAGCATGTAGAGTACCCATCGTATAATTTTGATGATGTAAATGTTGACATATTGTTTTTTGGTTTAATATACAAATTTGTTTTGAGCTATACAAGTTCTTCTACAATGCCGATTACCTCGGATAATACTAATGTAGATACGGCCATGTTAATGTCTATTAATATCAACACGTATCCGACTATACGTGCTCCGGATTTCACGAAGCTGACGATTTGGTGCATTTTTGGATCTGGTTGGTTCATGTTTATGTATGTTTAGTAATTGTACCGTGATTTAAATTCGTTCCACCCTTTTGCTCTCAATTCACATGCTGGACAAAATGGGTCTTCTGGTGTACCTTGTTCTGAGCTGAAACCCCACTCGTGTTGGTATGTTCTCTCTCCGTTGTAGCATGTATGGGATAACTCAATTACGTCCTCTAAACATCCCTCGTCTAATGCCAATTTGAATGTGTCTGCTTTGTCTAAGTACATCAATGGTGTTTCGATTGATAAACCAGATTCTTTTTCTCCAAACACACCCAAGTTCATTACTTCCAGCAATGAATCAACGAAATCACGTCTACAATCGGGATATCCACTATAGTCCGTTTGACAAACCCCGGTTACTAGCGCATCAGCATTGGTTTTCAACGCATAAACATACGCATTGTATAGAAATATCCCATTTCTACCAGGCACAAATGATGACGGCAAGCCATATTTGTTTACTTGAGATACATCACCATTTGATGTAAGTGCACTTTCCGCTAAGTAACCCAACGATTGGTCTAGGTTAACTACCACTTGTTTCACTCCGGTTTTTTCCAATATTTTAATGGACTGCTCAACTTCGATTGAATGTTTTTGCCCGTACTGGAATGTGATTGCTTCTACTGTTTCGTATCTGTTTAACGCCCAGTGTAAGCATGTAGTGGAATCTTGCCCACCCGAAAATACTACGATTGCTTTTCCTTTTTTCATATTATTTTGTTTTATTTTCAAATATAACTCCAAATATTTCTTCTAAATTATCTAATTATTCATCTAAACCTTCAAATAAATAGTCTTCTTCATCTATGTATAAATTTTCTAAAATTATTCTTTCAAATGTTAATGAAACCAAATTAAGAAAATCATCCACAAATTGAGGTTGATTATCTTTTATGAATTTGAGTGCTTTGTCTAAACGCCTCCCCATCCATACCAAATCACTTAATTCTTCCTCGTAATTCATCTGCTATTTTATTAATATTATTAACTAATAGGTCTATCTGTGCTTTAACCTCAGGACGAATATTTCCTGAATTTTCATTGATTCCCGCTAATTTACGCATACGTTTTCTTTCTTCGTATGCTCGAGCGGCAGTTTCACATCTGTTTTCTTGTTTCATATGTAATTGTTTATAGTTATGCGTTTATTGTTTACTATGTCCCGGGATATATCCGCAAATATATTTTTCATTTGGTTGTGCAATGCGGGTAAATCATTGTAGTCGATATGGTATGATGGTGTATAGTAATCGGCTTCAACCATGCTAATCAAATCTTCCAATTGGTCTATCTCACCCAATGGCTCCACCCACAGCAAATTGAACAGGTCATGTACTTTTAGGGTACCTTTGGAATAACGTTTGATTCCAGCCATCCACCCATCAAATTTACCGCGCCAATGATTTTGGTTGCGGGAATCTTTGTACATTAGTATTTTGAGCAATTCCATGCTTGTGTTGAGGCTGATGTCGCGTACTTTGTCCATAGCATTTTTGCGATGGTATGCTAGCTCAAATATACGTGTTTCCATCAGCATGTCCAACAGTTTGATCATAATTTGTCTGCTATTTGTTTTATTGTGGCTAAGTCCTCGTCGCTTAAACGCAAACGTGCCATGGTATCGTTTAGTTTAGATATAGTGTTTAAATATTCTGCGTCAGCGTATGGTAATTCAATATCATCGACTACTTGGTTTGGTTTAATATAGTCGCTATCGGTTAACCATTCAATGACTTCTTCAATGTCACTGGATGAACAGTTTTCTAAAAATTCATCTACGTCAATGTCAATGTCTACATCGACATCAATATTGTATGATCTAATTTCTGGCATAGCTATATAAATTAAAATGGTAAATCATAGTCTTGCATATCACCTACTGATGGTGCATCATCTGGGTGTGTATCTCCAAAGAATGCGTCCAGGAAATCTTTCGGGTACAAATACACGAATCCAGCGTATGTTGGGTTAGATACAGCGCGTGTTTTTAAGTTCAAACGCAATTTTCTAGCTGCTCCCGCTACTTTTTTTCCAAGTTCAGGTCCAGCTGCTTTACCTAAATAGTCGTACAACGACAAAAATGTTTCTCTTGATTCCATAACCTATATTGTTTTATGTATTTGATTGAATATACGAATAAAAAATATGGGCTCCAAATTAGAGCCCGTTTATTTCGCGAAATCTACGCACATTGTACTCGAGTAAATCCAGGTTTACATCATCAATGTGTATGTCTTGAAAATTGTTCATGTTTGCCACTGGTTTTTTGGTTAAGCCCATGTCAGTGTAAATGGAACCCTCAAGTGTGGCCATAACTGGATTTGATGTGTCGATTGATTCGATGAATGGCATGTCTTTGTATAGTCCAAACTCGTACGGAAATGCAGTACCTAGTAAATGTACACGATCTGAATCACGCAATATGCCCTCTTCTCGCATTCTGGATATGGCTGTGAATCGCCCAATTGCTTTACCGAAGTCTTTGTTTGGGTGTGGGCATAGCTCATTGTAGTACGATGCGCCATACGAGAATGCGAATTTCTTGTATCCTAAATCACGGTACGCTTGTACACACAGCATTGCCTCGTGCAATGATTTTGCTTGAACTACGGCACATTTTGTGGTTTTGATTGGAACCGGCAATTTTGCCCATCTTCTCGCGTTTACAACTGATGCATCGTAGTCTTCCCACACGTCCGGAACAAAAAATGTAGATGGCATTAGTATGTTTGTCCATTTAACTAATGTATTGTCGGGCATCGCATATCCCAATTCGTGTAAGCTGTTGTCGAGGTATATTTCGACACCGTTCTTTTGACATTTGAAGAAAAATTCACGGTATTTCTTGTTGTCCTCTAGCAAATGCGGAAGAGCATATTGCATGTCATTGAATTCGAGGCTCTTTTCAAGTAGTGAAAATGGAGTTTCGTGGCTAACAACTATTTTTTTCATATAACTTTAATTTTTAATTGAATATACAAAGGCTCCGTTACGGAGCCTAGGTTTTTTAATTTAATGCGTAATTGTGTTCGTAACTTTCCGCGTAATCGTATTCAACGCATCTGAAGCGATCTGCTCGATAGCCTATCCAGCGCATGCCCCACTTGGTGGTTCCCTCGTTTACTGCGCCTTTAATAATGTATACTCGCTGATCTAACGCGTTCACGTATTCGTGTTCTACCTCGTACTCCATGTCGAACATGATGTACGCTCCCTCTGGTAGGTTACTGTCATCTACGCACACTACTTTTTTTATCTCCATTGTATTGTATGATTATATATTTTAATTGCATATCCGTTTACACATGGGTGTCCTGAATTGTATGCGCCAAAGGTTGTTTTCCAATCTTTGTATTTGTTGTTTAATTTGCGCAATAGTTTCATTGAGGTCATCACATTGTAGTCAATATCGTTGCGTAACTTGTGTGCAGTTACTTTCTCCTTGTTCACACTATATGCGGTTGAAAGCAATAGTTGCATTGGTCCATACGCACCCGAACCAGAGGATACTGCATGATTGTATGTCCAATGGAATGGCCCATTGTATCCACTTTCACTTTTTGCTATACCGTATGCAAATCGTTTCGGTATTTTGAATGAATCAGCGTATCTCTCAATGTGGTAGTACATTTGAAGACACGGTGGGTCTTTGTGTGTGGGTGGGTTTTTGTGTGTTGGTAGGGTTGTTTTAGTTGAATCCACCGGTGTTTTTGGGTGGGGTTTTCTGAATGCAACTAGTGCCACTAGAACTATAGTGGCTGCTAGTAAAAATTTGATTTGTTTCATTGTTGTGTTGCTTTTTGGTAAATGCGGTATGAGTACATTCTGAATATACACATACCAATTGAGTCTGAATACACCTGGTATTTTCCAGTTTGCTTATTGATTAACAACAATTCGTTGTTTTCGTCAACAGCAATGGAGATATCCTTTGTAGAACGCATATTGCGATAGGGATTGTCGCGATATGTATTTTTTGACATCTTGGTGGATAACTCGATTGTATGGGCATACTTGCCCACAAAGAATCCAATTACAATTGCAACCGCAATAATGGCATATTGCTTTACCTTGTTTAACGTTGCAGCAACGTTTGACTTGTTCAGAACTGTTTCCATTTGTATGTTGATTTATTAGTTACTTGATATGTTTCCAAAGGTCATGATCATGTGCGTTTGTGGTACAAATTCGCCCCACATGCCTTTGTATGTTACCGCGCGTACCGGTCTGTTGTCTATCCACACATATTCCTGTCCGTCTTTGCATCGTGGCTTGTCCATGATTAAATTGTGGAATTTGAAATTGTGGTCGTTCAGCCACTGGATAGTTACGGTGCGGTCTTTTTCTTCACGTGCGGTGAAGAATATGATTGTGTTGCCGTTTTCGAACCATCGGTTAATGTGCTCTACTGCACCATCGTATGGTTTGGCCTCTGGAAATAAATGCGAATCTTCGTTGCGTATGTCGCAACATATTGTTCCGTCAATGTCGATAAGTAGTATTTTGTCCTTCATGCGTGTTTAGTTTGGGTGTCTGGCTATATAGCTCAACAGATATTCGGCTAATACCATTTGTGTTACCTCCATATAGCTAAATGTTTACGTATAAATATTCTACTTGTTTGCTTTGTTAGGGCAACCTTTTTCTCCAAATTTCTCCAATGATATACCACACACACAAGAGCGTGTTGTTACGTTGAATACGCAATTTTTTGCGGATGACTTCTTGTTTTGCAGGTAAATGTGTACCTCAGTGTCAATTGAAGACAATTGCACATCTGGGTATACAGTGTGTGAAATGAGTAGTTTGGATGGTTTGCGGCGTGCTGCGCGGCAAAGGAAACCATTTCTGCGCAAAAATAGCAAGAAATAGGTAAGTGTGTTTCGTTTCATAACTTTAATTTTTTAATTATAACCACAATATACGAATGGAGATCTGCTAAAACAAGTGTTTTTTAATTCGTTCGATGAGTTCTTTCACTAGCGCGGCTAACACCACCACTAAACCAACAAACCCGAAATAAATTAGCAATACCATAAATTGAATTAAATTAAAAACCCCAACCAAAACCCGCACGTCTGTGGGTATGGTTGGGGGTTGTGCCGGTTATACAATGGTTGCTCGAGCAGTCCATTGCTTTCCCATGCAACGAGAAAGTCCAGTGAGCAGTTCTGATGGTGTGACCACAGGATCTGGGCCTGTCAAATGGAATTGACAGGGGAGCAAAAGACACACCCTGGTACGCTGTTCATATGGGTAGCGTGGTGTGTACTGTCGAGCCTCTGGCCGGTCACGATCCGACGACCTTTTGATTACAAATCAAATGCTCTACCAGCTGAGCTACAGAGGCAATTTGGGTGGAATCAGACGCGTTCTGTCCACCGAGACCTCGTCGTTGTGGTTTATTACAACCCAGAGCGTACCGAGACACTATATATTTCAGCAGAGGAAGCAAGATTCGAACTCGCGATACATTGCTGTATGGTGCATTTCAAGTGCACTGGTTTTAGCCACTCACCCATTCCTCTGTGTATAATTGTACTCCGTGCGGGACTTGAACCCGCGCTTCTGCCGTGAAAGGGCAGCGTGTTAACCGCTTCACTAACGGAGCATGTGTATGTTTTTGCTGAAAGCACCACCAGAACATACAAACTGTGCCAACCTACGTTTTGGAGCCGAGTGTGCGGTGAATGAGGATACCTCAATTTCGTTTTACTCACCTAAGTGACCGCCTTGCGCTGCTTACGTTCCCTTGTACTTCGGGCTAATGTTTTAAATGCGTTTTCAACCAATATACGACATACATATATGGCAATCACGTTTTTTTACAAGAGATCTAAATCTACTCCATGTGTATCGAACCACCATTCCACTGGCATATCTGGATGTTTAACCACCAATCGCTCATATCGCGCTTTTGCTTTCGCTTGACGTTCCACCTCTTGGGTGAAAAATGGATGCTCCATGGTTCCGCCCTGTACATACAGTTCACGTAGCAATTTACGCAAAATATACCCTTGCTTTTGTGGTCCAGGTTTGTAGCCCGAGTCGATGATGCGCTCGATTGTTTCTCGCAGCGTATCCAGCGCTGACTTTACTTGTTCGCCATTTGCCATGAGCTCAAGTCGCTCCATGCCGAATCCAACATCTATGAATTGATCTAACGTGTTAACTATGTTGCCTATTTCCACTCCATTTACATAGAATTCGGTACAGTAGCCTCCCATCTCACCATCCGACCAGATACATTCTGTATCTGTGGTGATGTTTAGGTGTGGATACGCATCGTACATGTGTCTCCACTCGTTTAGTTTGTCGGGGTGAATGGTGATTGTGTCTACTTTGATCTCGAGTACACGGGTGATGAAGTCCATCCAAAAGTCAACCGCTTGTTGCATGGTGAGTGCACCAAATGAAAACAAGCCAAGCATGTTGAAGTGTAGAAGGTGTGTACCGTCTCCGATTTCCTCAATGTCCTGTAAACGTATACATGATTGTATGTTTGCTACAGTTGTGTTGTCCGGGTTTTTGAATTTGTGCTTGAATTGTTGCATACCCGCTGGGCAAAACAATGTAGTATCATCGTATGGGTTTACTTTGTTGTCGTGCTGGAATGGGATGGAATGCGATTCGCAGTATTGTTGGTACAGTGTGCGGATGTCTTTCATTGCGATTTATTTGTTGTGTTCGCGCATGATTTGATCTAGCGATGGTTTACTCTCGTGGGATACACGGGTTGTTTTCTTTGGTGTGGTGCGGGTAAGGAATGTTAACCATCCTTGCAATGTTTCTACTCGTTGTCTTGTTGTTGATTTTGACATAAATTATTGTTTTAAATTATATGTAAACATACAAATGGCTCCTTGCGGAGCCAAATGTTTTTTTAAGTGTGGGTGTGGATTAATTTAGTTCGGGAACTGTAACTGTGAATTCGGTTGGTTCACCAAGTACAGCCTCAAGTCCCTCTACGTGTTGAATGTAGTAGAATGAATCTAGTTCTGAATGGTTATAGTTAACCCAATATAGTGTGTCTCCAGTTGGGTTAGGGAAGCCTGCATAAGTTGCTGCTTGCGCTCTTGCGTCGATTGCTTCTTGTTCTGTTGTGTATGTGTATCCTGTCATGTTTAGTAGATTGTGTAGAATGAGTTAATGTTTGATTCGATACCAGTCTGGTTAGATGTTTGGTCATTGTTATAAAATACAATTTCTTGTAATGAACATTTTGTTGGGTATAATGAACTGAGGTATTTACCTATACTATTTATGAATGGTGAGATAGTAGCCGCAGATTGAGTGGAAGGAATTATGTTTCCATTTTTAAACATAGACATTATTCCACTTGAAACTTTTCCTGTTAATAACAATTGACTTGTGGTTGTGTCAGTTGATGAACTTATTTGATAAAAATTTGTTTTACCTTGCAACACATAGTTGTTTGTGTTCCATAATCCAAATATATACCCATTACCTGCATTGTTTGACAATGCGTATAATCTATCTCCTGAAGACGCTCTTTTACCGACAAATGATTGATACGTTGATGCGTTAGAATTTATACTTGAATTCAATACAAATTCATCATCCACACCATCAAGTTTAATTGATGGTTTGCTATTTATTAATAAAACAGCTCCAGCACTTACTATTTGTGGCTGATAACCAGCTGTTGTTTGTGCCGCATTATTACCATTTCCACTTTGGTCGTACCAAACAGAAACAAACCCATTTCCAGCACCAACGAATGACAACAATGATGCAGTATCAAGATTACCATTTGCGTCAAACCCAATGTTTTGTGATGTGTTGTCAGAAGAACGCCTAACTGTGATTGCATTACCACTATACGCTGTTCTAAGTTTACGTAATGAATACGCTGCAGTAGCACCCGTATACGTGTCTAAAAGTAGAGGAGAAGATGATGTTGATGATCCAACTACAGTAGCTGAACGCCATCCCACCTGTCCATTAATTAATAATCCCATAATGTTTGTTTGGTTTTAAAGTTATTACAAGTATAAATATGGTGAAAAGAGGAAAGGTTCAAACTGTGTTAACTTGGCCTGGGTAGATTAGGTAAGTAGTCAAATATACACGTTTGGTAAGTGCGTTCGAGGTGATGAAAATCGGAGTGGCAATTTTTGCATAGTACCACACATTTTGCTATTTCGTCCCACACTGCACGTTTTCCTTTGGTTTTTGCTAAGGTGCTAACATCACCGTCTTTGGTTGATGGGTCGAGGTGATGGAATTCGAGTAGATAGTACTTGTCGTTCCCGCATTTTTGACATGTTTGGGATGCCTTGTATTCTTTCAACTCGTTTAATGTTTTCTGGGTGTATGCTTGGGATCGAGAATGGTATCTTTTTTTGTGTTTGTTGTATGATTTAATGTTGGCGTCTCGTGAACATTGCTTGCATACACGCTGAAGTCCATCTGGTTTGGATTTGTTGCTGGAAAATAATGTGGTTTGCAGTGTTTCCTTGCATTTTGGGCATGTCTTAGTTTCCATATTGCGGGTCGTTTAGGTATGTGGCTAAGTTCATGTTTTCAGTGCGTTCCAGATGATGGAATTCATAGTGGCAGTTGCGACATAGTGTCACACAAAGTTCAATTTCAGGCAATATATTGACTAATGGTGATTTGAACATAAAGTCAGCTATGTTGAAATTTTTCTTTGACGGGTCAATATGGTGGAAGTCTAGCACCCAGTATCTACTTTCACCACATGATTTACACGACAATGTACTCTTGTATTTGATGAATTCGTCTACGTATTTCTTTTTACGTTTAGTGCTGTCTTCCAGGTATTTCTTTGGATTATTGCGGTATGCTTTTTGCTCATATAGCTTGCAGCAAGCTTTGCATATTCGATACAACCCATCTGGTTGTTTCTTGTTGTTGCGAAATAAATCGATTGTTTTTGTTTCGCCACATTTGGGGCAATGTTTTGTTTCCATTTTGCG